TGATGCCTAAAGTATTAGAAAGAGAGCTTCCAAAAGCAACAGGTCCATCAATGCCAATAATAAAATAAATGAATGGAAATACCTGAAATAAGTATTCCTGATATATATATTCCAAACGTACCTGAACCTTATAATCCTCATTATTTACAAATAGCAAAACCACCAGATGTAGATGTTCCAGGTTGTACTTATCAGCATCGTGATATAAAAAATACAGGTAATCGTAATTTGTTATTGGAAGATCCGAATGGTGTATTTACAACGTGTGATTTTCCGTTCCCTAGTTTTGTACCTCTTGACTATACACCTGAGAATCTTGTCATTACAGAAGAACCGCTTGTCGATAATGAACCACCGCCCTTACCTGAGACAGAGCAGCCAAAAATTCCTCCACCACCTAACCCTCCCCCACCAGATTTTTCTCCCTGCCCTGGTAAAAACGATCAACGAGTAGGAGATTTTCGTAACGATAAAAAGCTAGAACGTGTCATCGGGCATGAAAGAAGTCAAGATGGGAGTGAATGTATAACTCTCTATGAAACAGTTGAGTGGAAAGAACAATACATTCCTTCTGCTCCTCAGTTTGTTGGTGTCTTTAGCCTTGCTTTGGTTGGTGCTTCTGCACCATTGGTACTTCAGCTTGTACGGCCAATAGTTAAACAAGTCGTGACAAAGTTGACCAAAAAGAAAAAAGATAAGTAAAATAGTAATCCGTAGATGAGTTTAATACCCGTGACTTATCTACTGTAATTTGTGAGTATGTGGGATAACTTGATTGGGAGGAATGTTAACAATAATATCTTCACAAGTAACTGCACTTGGTGTACCCTCTTTAAATTTAGCTCCCAACCTCGCTTGAGCCGCACATTGTTCTAAACGATAAAGACTGATTTCCATTTTAGTTTTCTTAATCAGTAATTTTTGAGCTTCGATATTTACCATTGTTGCTTCATGGCAAAGGGCTGGTGACTTACCTAATGGGATATTAAATTGTGCAGATATTCCATAATTGAGATTAAAATTATCTTTTTCAAATCTAGGTATTTCAGAATAATATTTAATCTCTCCAGTATCCTCATCATAGATCGGTGTTCTGGTTATAGTTTCTCTAGGTAATGCAAAAGACCAACTATCTGTTAAATAAGGTGTAATTGTAAGGCTAGGTGAGGCACAGACTATACCCTGACTCATTCTGTAAGATGGCATAGCTGAAGGGGTTATCATCGTTGCATTATTATTTACAACACCTTGAGCATTTGAGGAAGGAGAGGCAACTGTAGTATTAGCCAAAACCCTTGCAGGGCAAAGGATTATAGCTATTGTCCAAACGTAGTTGTAGTTTCTACGGTTGTGCTTGTATTTATTTGGCGAGTTATAGTTGTTGTCGTATCCAGCCCTGGGGTAATTAGCGTTTCTTGTAGAGAAAAAGCTGCTCCATCGTTTACGATTCCCCAACGTGGTATAGCTTCTAAGTTTGGCGAAGTCCAATTAAAGTTTACTCCTCCAACTGTTTGTTCATTCGTAGTCGTAGGAGTAGGGTTGATATATCCTGTTTCAGATTTGATATTATGTCCTGACGCTGAGTATGAGTATCCTGTCCGATATTGATGGCTCGTGATTGTTTCATTAATTATTGATTCAGATGTACTTGATGTTGTAGAACTTCCTGTACGAAACTGCGGAACTACAGGAACAGCAAGTGTTCTTATAGGTAATATTAATAAAACTAGCAACCAAAGTCTAGTCAATCGTAATAGTAACTTTAGTAGATCCTATGCAAGATGTACCCGATCCACCTGCGGTACATGTATGAATCCCCGAACTCAATGACGTAAGGGCAAGAGATCCAGCAGTACCGCCTGATCCAATAGTAGTCTGACCACCTAATACTGGTAATGCTGCAATACCCGAACTAGGAGTTACGGCAGATGGAGTGGCATCTCCCATAATTACCGATTCTGTTTTTGAGAAGGCTGAACCGCTAGTGGTTACTGTGGTATCTGTTTGAATCATAGCTGGCACTCCATTGGATAACGAGCCAACATTGATCCCTCCTATCTTTCCTGCTGTTGTGGTATCTCCTACAGTTACAGATGGTGTAATATTATTTCCGCTAAGACTATATGTAGTCCCTACCTTATTCGTAACAACATATGGCATATCTACTGTTATCTGAGCAGAAGTTACAAACTCCTGTTTTATATCAGCAAATGCAGCAGATGGTAAAAATAGAAGTAAAGCAAACAGTTTTTTCATTTGATTCCTACTTTGTTTTTACTATTATCTATTATTTTAGGACCATTGTTGTTACCTGTGCCACTTTTCTTGTTTCCTACTGAAATCCCATAACTTCCGAGCACTCCCGAAACGAGTCCAGCCGTGAACGCTCCATCAATTCTTACTTTGCCCATGTACCCCAAAGTCATCATTGATAAACTCCAAGTCAAAATCAGAAATCGGATAGCGTGACCAAAGAGTTCACCCCATTCGATGCCTTCCTTTTCTTCTTCTTTCTCCTCAGCCATAAAAGTAAAGATTCTTGTCTAATACTAGCAAAGTAGCTATGTTTGGAAAGTAACACATAAAACCGATGGTAAAAATTTTAAAACCTATTCTTCTTCTGTTTATAAAATCAAAAGCAATGAAGAGATTAATAGTTGATTTGCTGAAAGCAATAGCTAAACAGACAGACAACACGATAGACGATCAGGCAGTTGAATTTATTGAAGCAAGAATGTTCCCAGGATCTACAACAAATCTTCAGTAACATGAAAATTACTAAATTTCTCAACATTGATATTGAGCCAGCACCTCCAGAAATGGAACTACAAATTGAAATGCAATGCAGAGAGATTATGGAAGCTAATGATTTAGATAATATAAAAAGATACTGTACACATATGGTTAGAAAGAAATTTGATCAAGATATTTTTATGGCTTCGTTGTTGAACAGACTTATAGAATTAGAAGCGGAAAGAGTTGTGCAACAGATGAGAAAAGAAAAAAGAAAATCTACTAATCCAATCAAGAAGTTTTTTCGTATTCCTTGATTTCTTCATCAGTAAAGTCTTTAATCAATAATTTATCAATTTTATCAACTTCATAATTGTATTTAAGCACAGCAGTTCTAATATGTTCTGTAACCCAACGACCCTGATCATAAATGACTTGTGCTTTGCCATTATCTTTTATAAAAACATAATGATCCTGTCCTTTCATTTGTATTTCTAAAAAATTCTTTTCTAAATTTTTACGTCTTATATCTTTGAGTTTGCGTAATTTTAGGATTGATTTTCTAACAGGTTTCATTTGAAATAAAGATCATGAACACGTTGTAGCGGGATTGCAGCTACAGCTGGAACAATACTATTGCCTAGGGCTTTAGTTCTGTCCACCCTATTGGATAACCCATAACTTCCTCTAGGAAGTATGGGCTTACTGACATATGATCGCCAGTTTGGGTCAAGACGTCTGGTATGTTTCGCTGACCATATTCCTGATTCCACTTTACTGAAGATCTTCCTTTGTAATCCCTCGCTGTTGGAGTAGGAAGAGAATGAAGAGCATCTCTCAGTTTCACTCCCCATCTTACTCCTTGTTTGTTCTGCCGAAAAAAATGGCCGTTCTTGTATTGAACATCCTTTGCCACTCCCCCCTCCACATCCGAAGCTGTTGGGGTAGGCAATGAGCCACCACCTCGAACGTCTGTGGGCGGCTCCCAGTGAACTTGCAGATATAACTGACCATTCTGCATCGTACCCTGCTTCGGAAAGCTCTCCGAGAACGATGTCCAATCCGTTATTAAGGATCGCTGCCACGTTTTCCATGACAACGAACTTTGGTCGTACCAGGCGTATGACTCTGATGAGTTCGTAAAATAAACCTGATCTGGATTGGTCTGTAATTCCCTCTCTTCTACCTGCCACACTGATGTCTTGACAGGGGAAACCTCCTGTGATGACATCATATTGTCCAGGGTAAGCTGTGAAGGTTTTGATATCGTCATGACAAGGCACATTTGGAAAATGTTTTTTTAAAACTTTTTGACAGAAGGGATCAATCTCTACAAATTGAGTGGTTTCAAATCCTCCTACAAGCTCATGTGCAGCATAGCTGAAACCACCGATACCTGCAAAAGTATCAAGAATTTTTAAAGTTTCTATCAAAATGCCATTTGATTTAGATCAGGGGCATCTTCGACC